CTCAATAACTCAAACTTGTGATAAATCGTTGCATGTCTCCATGCAGTGTGGCCATCATGGCTTCGCGACTGCCAAACATCACAATCTTGTTGAGTTTGCGATTGTTGACCATGTAGTAAGGACAGGTCATGCGACGGTCCAAGACCAGCAAGTTTTTTGGAGTCAACAACTTCTCCGACAATTCAAACGAATAACTGTTGAGTTCCAACAAGTTCTCAAACACATGGAAGCCTACATATGTAAGTCTTAAACCACCGTCATCTTGAATGTTCTGCCACCATGTGCGCATGGCTTCGTCAAGAGGCGGCGCATCAGGATAGCGTGTTATCAGTTCCTGTGTGAGTGTGAGTTTATTGAGCATTGGGATAAATCTTATCCCCTTGTGTTAACAGCACAACTGAAAACTTGTCTGTTCGGAATTGTGTATTGAGTTTTCGGGCCAGATTGATAGCGTGTCCAGGGTTTGAAAACGATACTTTTTTGTATTTAGGACCGGGAAACTGTGTGAGCAGGTTGCTGGTCTTTAGGTTGATGGGCTTGGAGTCAAAGAACACTGCCCACACACCTTCTGAGGCCAGCACTTGTTCTGTCTTGTAGGTTTGTTTGTTGGTGTGCTCAATCAGCACTGTTGGTTTTGGTCTTGACATATCGAACTCCGCAGTTATTTATGCCAATAACTATGCACTTTTAAAACTACCTCCAGTCACCTGCACTTCTACTATTTCTGCACCACGGGCCTGTTGCTCACGCAATTGTTCTAGTGTAAGCAACAATTTGGTTATGTCTGCGTGTAAGTCTTTGGCATCACGCATGGGCATGGAGAAGTCTTTTTGCCCTCGAGCTTCGTGGGCTTTGACTGAATCCACAAAACGATGTATGTGTAAACTCATTGTTTAAATTCCATGTGCGGTGCAATATTGTTGTCAAAGATCTGTGCCATTTGGCGCCACAACAGTTTGCGTTCAGCATCGGTCAAGCCAGCACTGATCAGGCCACCTGGACCATCGTGTTCTTGTTTGTCAAGGCCATAATCGTGCCGCCAGGTGTAACACATTGAGGTAATGATTTCGTCGCGTGTTTTCATTTTTTATTCAAGTACGGTGACAGTACAGGTGGATGCCAACCTGTGGGCTTGAGTACCTTGCCATCTTCACGCTTGCGAACTTTGCCGGTTTCTCTATCAATCTTGGCAAAGTTGGTGCTCATGACTTCCTTCCATGCACTTTCACCATCAAAGCCTGCTGAATGAATAGCACCAATTGTCACAACTAGAATATCAATCAGTGCGTCAAGTGTTTCAACTTGGTCGTGATTTTTTATTGCCTCACCTAATTCATCTGCTTCTTCTTCAATGAGTGTTAGATACATGTTGAATTGGTCTGCGTTAAAACTGTCGACTGTCTGGTCGCAAGCCTTCATGAATTTTTCTTGATCGCGAAACGGATTCATTGTTTTCCTTTGTTAAGAAAGGGATTTGTCACGTGCTGCCTCCTGAGTATGAAATGGTCCTTGATATTGATAACGTTCCAACACAATTAGCTTGGGGTTGCGAAGCAGTTTCCATGCACGATGTTGTTTCACAGCATACCAACCTGCGGCATACCATGACTTTGATTTGTTTTCTTTTGTGAACAGTGGTAGTCTGTGTTTGACGTCCCACATGGGGTTGAATGCTCGGCATCCTGTTTCAAACCCGTGTACTTGATCTGGTGCAGGCCGGGTGGTCTTTTCAGGTGGCACAAATTCAATGTTGACCTTTTTACGCACCATGGGAATGGTTTTAAACTTGCCCACTTGATCATTGATGCGCACAGTGTAGCCATCGCCTTCGGCCTCCACCACACCAACCTTGCGGTCGTCCTGCTTCAAGATCCAATACTTTTTATCCACTATGGGTTTGGCTTCGATCATCTAATACTCCTTTGTATGTTTGATTCAACCAGCGACCTATGGCATCTGCATAGTCGCTGAGTTTGGTGAGTTCGTATTTGCCACAGAACCGTAAAAAGTGCGCACCCACCATGCCCACATCTCGGTGGCTAATCTGCTCACGTATGGCTTCATCTACCACAGCTTTGATGTCATCGGGCTGTGCAGTAAGATCAATCAACACACGATTGCGTTCATAATCTTCCAACACCTTGTGCTCGGCCTGTTCATGATCAGACCAACGTTGCAACATGAGATTGTTCCATGCATAGCCACGACGATCGCGATCTTCAAATGCTTCTGTCAGTCCCACTTGATTCTTGGTGCCTTTCACACGCACACCAGGATAGGCCGAGAACACATTGTCACCAGGGTCACCACGCATGCACTTCAAAAACAACACCCACTTCTGATAGTCCATGGGAGGTACAAAGTTGGCATCGGCCTTGCCAACCTTGATCTTTGAGTTGCTCTCAATAGAGAATGCCAAGTTTTTGCCTTTTGCGTCTGTAACACCCTTGGTACTGAACAAGTGATCGTTGATGCCATTGTACAATTTTACATTGGGTGCAATCAACTGCACAAAGTCGGAATCTGAGCTGACAATAACGTGTTCGTCTTGGGGGTGTAAAGCAATCCAACGTGCAATGATGTCGTCTGCTTCGGCTGTGGCACAACGGATCACACTACAGTTGGTTCGTGTAGACAAGTATTTAGTCAACTCATCATAGGTTTCCCAGAACAGTTTGTCCTCTTCTGCTTCTGACTCGCTCATTTGACCACGTGCCACTGCACGATTGACCTTGTAGGGCTTGTAATGATCTTTGCGCCAGCTACGACCTTCCAGTGCAAATACCACATGATCAGCACCCAAATCACGTGCTACTTTGTTTGCACTCATCAAGGTAAGATGCAGGGCAAAACCCAATTTGGTCCATGTGTCTGCGGCACGATGTGCTTGGTGCCGCGCACGGAAAAACATGTTGCTAGTATCAATCAGTAGGTAGCGCATTTGTGTTTACCAAGTTGTGTTGTTTGATGTATTGTAACACATAGTTGGCCCAAAAGCAATGGCCTTTGGCATCAAAATGGTACCATTTTGAGGGCACATGCCCGTTTTGTTGCAAAATGGCATTGTAAGAACCTTGTCTGTTGTAAGGGTACATGTAACTGGTACCCCAAACATGTTGATTTTGGACATCACTGAAAGTGCTGTGTCCACTGTAAAACAAGTGAGGAATGTTCAAACTTTGCAGTTCGGTGTGTAATGCCCAAATCTTTTCATGACATTCCTGGGTTTTGATTGTCCAATCTACATCAACCACAAACTGTTTGTATCGTTGTTGTAATTCGGCAGGCACCCAATCTGCCCCGGATGCGTTCACCTGATACCATGTGCCACAGTGCAACCACTCTTCTCGTTCCCAAGTGGTCCACTGTATGACCATGAATGTGTTGTTCAGTTTGTTAGGGTTATTGGCAATCCATTCCCTGGTGGTTCTAATAATGCGATCGTTACTGCTGGCCGACTCTGCATCACAGACCAGTGTACGACCAAGATTCTGTGCCAAATGCGTACACCAACTGGCTGCCAAGTTGAGTGGATGTGGACGTCGATCAATGCCGGCACGGCCATCATCCTCTGCAAACGCATCTGGCACAACTGCTTCTGCGGCTGCTGTATGACTGCAACCGTTGGCGTACAATATCATTTGCGATTTATGTCGAGTGCAGTGGCCTTGGTCATGAACTTGGTTGCTTCGGTGTCAATCACACGTTGTCTTAGTTCTGTAGTAGAAAATGTGTGCTGCCTTTTGTTAAAGTAAAATTTGATACCTTTACCAATGCATTCTTGCCGTCCTGTGAATGATTTGTTTTCATATTCGTCTCCCAATATTCTTATGTTGATAGGATAAGAAAGTAAAATATCTATAAGATCTTTTTCTGTGGCATACACCACTATTTCGTCTACATATTTGCAGGCCTGCAACTGCACATAACGTTCAAAAATACTTTGCACAGGTTTATTTTTTTCTGTGGGACGATCAATGGTGGGGTCCGTTTGTAATCCCACTATCAAATAATCGCACTGCGTTCTGGCTTCTTTTAGCATTATGATGTGACCTGCATGAAACAGATCAAAAGTTGAAGCTGTAAATCCTACATTCATATTAATCTCCTTAACTGATCTCGGTGCGTCCGTCACCAATGTCACGGGTGTGTACATAACCGCCTGCTGAGTTGCGCATGGCTTGATCTTGTTCCCATGTTTCCATCACCACGTGTCTGCACACATTCTGGAACCAACGATCCACAATGTCCGAGTCAGCGTCTGTGGGCTTCATCATGTAGCCAGCCTTGACTAGTCGTGCAATGAATATCTCATTCCAATCCAATTCAAATGCACCTTGGTGCAAGTTGTTGGGATCAATGTCCATGGTTACAATGGTCACGTACGGCTCGTTGTTTTCTGTGGCCAGTTGCTTGGCAGACTTTTCAGGTGCCTTGATTACTCGTGGCGTTTTTTCTGTACGCACCGGTGGTGGTGATGGTGCAACTTTTTTCTTTAACCAATCAAACATTTCAAATGCTCCATCTAGTATCATTTACCCCACCCGTTGCCCCAAAGGTCAACGTGTAATCGTGGACTGTACCAGTAACCACGCTTGAGTGCTTCATCAGCAACATTAATCCTGTTGCCATCATACACACTGACAACACCGCCCACGGGCATCACAAACACAGGCCCGCCAAACTCACGCAGCCGATATTCATCCACAGCACGATCTAGTTCATCAAAGTCCGCAATTTTTTCTACCACAAACTTGAGATAGGTCACACCATATGTTTCATAGTCCCAGACCACGTCGGGCTTGATAGCATCCTCCCATGACTCACCTGACACTGATAGTTTGGGACTGACACTGAAGGTGATCTCACCAAACCAGTTGCGCAAGTAGTCTCTGAATTCTCTGGTCAAGTCTTGAGTGCCATTGGTTTCAAATGTGATGTGTCGCAGGCCACGTTCGTGTAGCACATCTAACAGTTCGGGATAAGCACGTTGCCAGCCCAACAGCGGTTCGCCTCCGGTGATCACAAGATGCACAGGATTACCATTGGGTTGCAGCCAGTTGCCATTGGGTAACAATGCTGTCATCTTGTTCACTAGTTCTTCTACTGTGTATGTGGGACTCAGGTGTTTGAAGTCAGGATGCCAGCTTGCATAGCTGTCGCAACCTGTATTCACCAGTGGCAGTTCTTCAAATGTTTTGTACAATTCCACAGTTTTAGCCACTTCGTCTGCTTCTGTACTTTTTTCTCCAGGCTTGCAACCAAACCCTGAACAGGTAAAGTTACAACCAAACATGCGCAAGAATATACTAGGCACACCAACATAGCGTCCTTCACCTTGTGCCGAATAAAATAATTCTGATACTTTTAATTTCATAATCTTGTTACCTTTGACATTCCTGTACGATGTTTATTTAGATTTACACTTTCTTGATGTATTTTAACACGAGTTTCTTCTTTTGTCACCCAACCTGGCAATACTGCATCCAAATAGGCCAAATGCTCTGCAGGTGTAGGATGTGGATCATCACTGTGTTTCCATCCCGTGGGGTACAACACCTTTTGATAACTGGGCATAATGTTATTTAGAACGTCTCTATACAAATCAAAAATATCTTGATCCCCGGGTGAATAATCAAACTGTCTGGGATTCATAATGTCACACATGGCCAAGAACTTTGTGGTAACACCTGTACAGTTGGTTAAAAAACTTGCGGAGGCCTTGATCAAAGCAATGTCTCGGATCAAACATCCTCTTTCAGTAATAGCATCTCGAACATATCCTTGATCATATATTGGACAGGTAATTATGTTGCCTAAAGTCTGCCAACGATCAGTGTAGCGATCTTCTCGCATGACATTGGTCCAGCACACTACCACAGTATCACCAGCGCCAAAATGATGACGCTGATCTGCTTCCATTATGCTGTTAAAAATATAGTGATTGCCTGCACCTGATTGTCCCCAGTTTTCAAAATAATCAAATTCTGGAGCAAGACAGTCCGCCCAGGTACTCCAACGATAGTTGGTGAAACTGCACCCAAACGTAAATAATCTTGACATTACGCCACTAGTTGTTTTTTCTTTACAGAGAAACTGCCTTGTGCTTTGGCAGCACCTGCACCTCGACGTGCACCTTTGAAGTCTGCACCACTAACGACATCCACAGTGGCTTTGCCAAAATTTCTGCGTCTTGCAAAATAAAACAACTCCAAGAATCGGTTGAAACTCATGGTCTTGTCTTCAGGAAAGTCCAAGCGATACACAGTAGTGGCCTTTGTTAACGGTCGATTGAAACTCAAATATTCCCAGATATTGTAGTCCAATTCCAAATTCATGGGGTACTGGTGTCTATCATCGTACTTGATATAGTAACTTCTCTGCAATTGCATCAAACTGCCCAACAAATCTGGAGGCAAGTTGTAACGTTCTAGGAACTTTTCTAGATGATCATACAATTGCTCGACTTGATTTTCCTGGTGCATGTTCATGGACGTGCGATGTATAATGTTCCAGCCATGAATTTCCACACCGATCTTGGGATGATTAATTCGTCCAGTCATCATCCAGTTGTTGAAATACATACGAGCTTCTGCTTCTTCTTTCTGTATCCAGTCATTGGTCATAAAGTGTTCAAACAATTCTTCGTAGTAGTCGTTGTAACTAATACCTAGATACTTGTGGATAAAACGTGCGACCAAGGTAGCAAAGCCGTTGATATGAAACGTGGTCTGGAACCAACTAAAGATCTGTGCGTCCAACATCACCGGAGTGGGCATGTCTTTGGTACCTGTGATAACATCAATGCTTTCTTCAATGTGCTCCACACTGTAGCTACCAGCAAAGTAATCTGTCACAGGCTGACTGGTTATCTTGAACAGTTTTTTCTGCAACAAGTTCATCTCAGCATTTTCCAACAACTGTGCTTGGAATGTTGTGATGCCAGTGTGCTGATTCAACTCGTATAGGGCATAGAAGTTCTTTTTCCAAGTTTCTAGTGTTTCGCCAGGCAAGCCCAAGA